GCATTTCGAGGCAATTTCTGGAGCCGACAAATGGTCAATTTACGCATATGATCGCACGAATGGGCACTATGCGAATTTACAATTAGGTGCCGCGAAGGTCTTTATCCAGGGTTCGGACGGCTATGTGGGAATAAACGAGGTAGCCCCATCGTATCAGCTAGAAGTCGATGGCACGATGCACTGCACTGGTGCCTTGTCGAAGGGCAGTGGCTCGTTCAAGATCGACCATCCAATCAAGCCTAAAACCCACGATTTGGTTCATAGTTTTGTCGAGGGTCCAAGGGCCGACCTGATCTACAGAGGCGTGGTTACACTATCTGACGGCTGGGCAGAGGTGGATCTGGATGAAGAAATTGGATTAAGCGAAGGTACATGGTCGGCGCTATGCCGCGATCCACAGGTGTGGGTACAAAACGACAGCGGCTGGGACGCGGTCAAGGGTTCAGTGAGCGGAAGCACTCTCACCATAGTATGCCAAGCTCCTAACTCATATGACGAAGTGAGTTGGCTGGTGGTGGCTGAACGTCAAGACGATCATATCCGCGAAGCCGATTGGACCGATAATAAAGAAGGGCGACCGATCCTAGAACCGAGGAAATCCGATGGCTAATACATATTCCTGGGATTTTTCGGCACTCGACATTCAGTTAGGACCAGATGCGGAAAACCACACGGATGTCGTTTACATCATCTCTTGGCGTTATACGGCTGACGATGGCCTCGGCCATACGGCTTACGAGATCGACTCAACGGGCATTACCTGGGACGAGAACGACCCTTGGATTCCCTACGAGGATATTATTAAATCAGATGTCGAGGGCTGGGTGGTAGACCAGATAGGTGTTTCTGAACTCGCGGAAATGAAGTTGCGATTAGACGCGAACATAGAAGAGCAAGTTTCCCCCACACGCGAAACGAACCGTGAGATGCCGTGGGATAATGGAGCCTAATACCTTGACTACGTTGTTAGCGTTCCTGGCTGCTCCGCTCGCTGCTGGTGCAGCATACGGTGCTTCTATGAGTGGCGTGAAATCAGGACTTAATGGTGCCCGTGAGAGCATCCAATCAATTGAGAGAATCTGTAACCGCCTAGACGAGAAGGTAGACGATCATGGGCAGAGAATTACGAAAACTGAAGTCGAAATTATTAACCTCAAGGAAAGGTCAGGAAATGGCTAAGAAGGACGGAGGACCAGCAGTCGAAGGTGCGGATCTCATCACACCCACCAATGGTGCTGTTCCAGAAGAGGAGCGTATCATCCTTTCGCCAGATCAGGCACAACTGTTTGCTACGCTGTTCGCGCAGTCCAAGGAGATTCAGGAGCGCATACAATTCGCTCTAGTGTCTGCTGGACTTGGCGGTGTGGACATTGTGAGCGGTGAACTGGATGCTGCTGACCCTCACTTTATGGTCAGAAAGTCAGATAACGGAATCATCACCTAGTCTATGCCTGCGCCGCAGTATATCCCTCTTGAATTTCAGCCTGGGTTGTGGAAAAACGGCACACTCTATCAGGCTAGGGGACGTTGGTTTGACGCAGACCTGATGCGCTGGTCTGTCGGTGGGCTTGGGCCTGTCGGCGGCTGGCGTACATGGGGTACTGGCACCACTGCTGTCACGGGTGTGCCACGCACATCACTGACATGGATGGACAACAGATTCCGTAGATGGCTAGGAGTTGGTACACCATCCAAGCTCTACGTTTATGACGATGCGGCAGGGTTATTCGATATAACTCCAGCAGGATTTGTAGCAGGACGCACTGACGCAGACCCTAATACTGGATTCGGTAATTCCACGTTCGGTCACTCGTCATACGGCACATCGAGGCCAGATCTGGGCACTCCCGTACCAGCTACGATATGGTCCCTGGACCTGTGGGGTGAGGATCTGGTTGGACTTACGCCTGATGACGGCAAGGTCTATCAGTGGGATGCGAGTGTCGGCACACCAACGAGTACGGCGGCTGCACAGGTTGCTAATTCACCTGAATACGCGACAGCGAATATCGTGACGAGTGAGCGCATCCACATGGTGTTTGCTGGCACTCCTAACGGTGGTGCGGAAGCAACGCGGGACAGGCGCAGGGTGTTCTGGTCGGATTCGGAGGACAACACGGATTGGACCTCCACATCGACTAATCTGGCTGGCGATCAGATACTAGAAACCAAGGGTGATCTGCTGGGCGCGGTGAAAGTGCGTGGTCAGGTACTGATATTCACTACCGATGACGCACATACGGCCACATTCGTTGGTCTGCCTTATGCGTATCAGTTTGATCGGGTAGGAGATAATTGCGGACCCGTATGCATCAATGCAGTCGCTGTAGCTGGTAACACTGCGTATTGGATGGGACGCTCGGCGCAGGGCTTCTTCAAGTACGACGGTTATGTGTCAACGATTGCGTGTGATGTAGAGGATTACATCGTCACGCAGATGAACGAATCCTAGGCGTCGAAAGTCGTTGCATGGCATAACACGCTATTCCATGAGATCGTGTGGTTCTATCCAGAGGGCGTCGAAATCGACTCCTATGTGAGCTACAACTATCTGGAAGATCACTGGTCTGTAGGCACTCTGGCCCGTACATCGACCACCTCGCGTGGCATATTCCAGTTACCGATTCTGTTTGATGTGGACGGCAACCCATACGAGCATGAAGTCGGCGGCGTATACGAGGACGTAGATGAATCAGTGCTAATTCCTTATGTCGAATCAGGACCGATTCAGTTAGGTGACGGTGACAGAATTCTGTCTGCTACGAGCCTGATACCAGATGTGACCACTCTGGGCGATATCACTACCACGTTCTATACAAGGCTCTATCCAACTGATAGCGATACTACGCATGGCCCATACGATATGGCAGCACCCACATCTGTCCGCTTTACGGGACGCACGGTGAGAATGAAATGTATATCTGATTCTACTAATGCTTGGCGTCTGGGCGTACCACGCCTTGAGATGCAGCCAGGTGCAAGACGATGAGCATATCTGCACCGTCACGGGTAATGCGCCTGCGTCTAGGCTCGCCTCCTAGAAAGTTCGACCAACAGTTTTCCACCTATGTGCCTGACATGAAGCACTGGCTCAAGTACGAGGTCAGCCGCACGGTGGATCTAGAGGACGCAGATAAGTCGAATTTCAAGCATTTTGAGGACGTAGACCTAGCCAACAACGAGCGGTTAATATTGGTTGCACCCAACGGCAACAGATACGCCGTCACGGTGGACAATTCTGGTAACCTGGGAACCACCGCACTATGATAGGCGTGAGCGATGAGCGTTTTGAGCATTGGTGGGAGAAAAGCAAGCCTTTTATTGCTGATGCTCTGGAGAAGAGCGGAGAAACACACTCTGTAGAGGATGTAAAGGATGCACTACAGTCAAACTATGCGATTTTCTACCCTGTCAGGAACGGTGCCGCCATATTCCGAGTTGAACATCATCCGCGCAGAAAGCTGCTCAATATCTGGCTCGCAGGAGGCGACATGGACGCCAATATCGACGGTATCTTGGAAGCCGCTGAGTTCCATGCTAAAGAGTTCGGGTGCAGCGGAATTTCAGTGGCAGGACGCAAAGGTTGGGCGCGTGTACTCAAGCCACGGGGCTACGACTACAAGCGCGTCGTGCTGATAAAGGATATGAACTAAAATGGGTGGACAAACTACTGGTAATATAGAAGATCTCCAACTAACACAGTCAGAAACGCCCGATCCGCGCACTCAGGCGCGACAAGAGCATCTTTTTGGTCAGGCAGAGCAATACGCAAGGCAGTCGCCGTTCCAGCAGCAGTACGGTTACGGCAGACAGATGGTTCCTGGCTTCGGTGGTATGTCGCAAACAGGCCAGCAATACCTTACCGACAAGATACTTGGTAAGGGTGCGTATGGTTATCAGAATCTAGGATTTCAAGATTACAGGCGTCCAGAATTAGCACCGATAGGTGGATATCAATACGGAGGATCTGGTTTAGGGGTTGGGCAAAACGAAGCAGCAATAGCTCAGAGTTATAAGGGCAAAGAGAGTTACGAAACAGCACTTCAAGATCCGAGTGCGTGGTACGCATATATGCGCTCACGGCACGGAGATGACTTCCAGATCAAGGATGATAAAGGTGTAGCTGTTGACCTTGATGCTTGGAATCTTTTACCTCGCGTTGACCAGCAGGCTCTTATAAGAGCGCAGACAACGCCAGAACAAACATGGGAATACGGCAATCCATTCGGCGGTCAAACATGGATGAGCGAAAGCGATTGGCGACGAGAGTTTGCTGACCCAAACTCTGCTCTCAAAAGCTATATGACAGGAGTAGGCGATTGGCAGGGCACTACAGGGGGAACGAGAGCTTTAGGGTTAGCAGGCGAAACACCTTATCAAAAAGGGATGCCAGGACTGCCAGACACTGGGTATGAAGGCGAGTGGAACCCGTGGGCTAGAGGTTATCCTCAAGCAGAAAGACCTCCATACGAACAGAATCTTTGGATGGATCAGGCACAGCCTCCGTTTGGCGAACAGAATCTACCCGATGCTACATCCGCAGAAGCGTACCAAGCTTCGCTTAACCCCAATATTGTACCAGGCAGTGTTGTGACGGGTATTCCTCAGACTATAGGGGAAGCAGGATCACAGCAATTAGTCAACCAAGCAGGAATGCCAGGATTGTTGCAAACTGATCTGCCTCGTCCGACTTCAGGTGTAGGTATTGGCGAGATTGAGGATGCACGGACAGCAACCAGGCGGATGCTTACGCAAGCAGGACCAGGTGGAGTTCCTGGCTATAACCAGTTCTTGCCTGGTGGCTGGACGGGATTGGATAAGGCAGGAACGGGGACAGCACCTGATGAAACATATATCAGTACACTTGGCGAGCAAGGTGTGCCAGCCGCTGATTCGATTCGTGGCCTCCCAGGATCGCGAGAGTTCGGTGTAGCGGCACCAACGGATATTACGGGTATACCAGACATTGAAGCGCAGGATATTGCGGATTTTGGTGAAGGATATGCTGGAGATGCCGTAACCGCTGGAGCACTCGCTAATACTGAGCCAAATGTCAGGGTCGATCCTATTACTGGTGCGGTTACACAAGACGTACTTGGCGTAGCTCCCACACCAATCGCGGCCCCTGGTGAGGTGACGATAGATCCAGTTACTGGAGAAACGACTCAGGCAGTTGCTGGTGTGACTCCAAGCACGTTTGGTGGAGCATCGTTTTTAGGTGGCAACCTTGATCCTTACATGAACCAGTTGGGCGTCGATGCACAGGTAGCGGCGGCACAACAGGATTACCTTAAAGCACAGAATCAGGAGCAAGCGCGTAGGGCACAGTCACACGCTTGGGGCACCAGAGGTGACATCCCACGCGCAGAGCAAGAAACAGCTATGCTCGCCCGTATCGCTGAGATCCGCAGAAAGGGATATACCGATGCGGCAGATCGCATGGAAGCAGACCTACAGCGTCAGCAAGCCGCTGGTATGCAGACCCAGCAATTGGGGATTCAGGGAGGGCTTCAAGGACAACAACTAGAAGCTCAACGCAGAGAATCAGATGCTGCTCGCGCCCAGCAAGCTGCACTGTCAGGTCAGCAACTAGGGACGCAAGCGGCGTTACAGACGCAGCAGTTAGGACAAGCTGGTGGTATTCGCGCGGCCGAACTGGATGCCCAGATCGGGTTGGCTGGTCAGCAATTACAAGCACAGCGCAGGGAAGCAGACGCTGCAAGATCCCAACAGGCTGCTATACAGGCACAGCAATTGGATACCGAAGCTAGGCTGCAAGAACAAAGGCTTGGCACTGAAAGAACGCAACGCAAAACGGAGTTGGACCTACAGGCTGCGCTCGCAAATCAACAGGCAGCACTACAGAGCGGTAACCAAGCCCAGCAACTTGAGGCTCAACGGGCTATTCGTCAGGCTGAACTCAACCTGGAACAGCAACGTGCGACAACAGGTGTTGGTGCCGATGTAGCGATGCAACAACAGCAACTACAGCAACAAGCTGGGATGCAGACTGCACAGAATCAGTTGGAAGCCGCTAGGGCAGATCAGCAGGCTGCGTTCCAATCTGGTAACGCCCAGGCACAGTACGAAGCTCAACGTCAGATGCGTGAAGCCGAACTCAGGCTACAGAGAGGTATGCAGACGCAACAACTTGGTGCTGATGCTGCTCGCCAGCAGACGCAGAACGAATTTGCTCGCAGACAGGCTCTTGCCGAGATGGGTCTACAGGCGCAGGGCATGGGCATGGATGACCAAGCCAGGTTCAGAGAGCAGCAGATGGCTCTGGCTCAACAGCTTGGCCGTCAGGGTATGGACGAGCAGGCAGCAACATTCGCTGCATCACAGCAGTTACAGCAAATGGGTGCGACCCAGGAACAGCGTCAGCAGATGCAAGCTGCGGCTGATTACGAGCAGTGGCTCAGAAGCCAGGAGGGCTTCGCGGACGAAGCTGCGTTCCTACAGGCGATGCAACCACAGGCTGGAATGGCACAGTATCAGCGTAAGCCTTCGGTGTGGGGTCAGGTGGCTGGTGGTCTATTGGCTGCTGGCGGTACTGCGGCACAAGCATTCGGTAGTGATGCCAGAATCAAGGACAACATAGAATACGTTGGTATGGAGAACGGCTTCAAAACCTATGAGTTCAACTATCTAGGCAGAGACAACCGATATAGGGGCGTCATCGCTCAAGAGGTAATGGTCGAGCGCCCAGATGCTGTAGAGATAGAGGACGGTTTCTATAGCGTGAAC